CGGATCAAATGCTGGGCTCCGTCCTTGGAGTGATCGTGCAGAGCTTGACCACTGATTTGAGGCTTGTCCATCTCTAAGAGCTTGCACAAGACTTGGGTGGAGTTAATTTGTGCCTGACTCATCACGCCACCATTAATTCATCAGCGTCAAAATCATCAGGTGCATCGTCCGCCTCAATCACACCCAAGGCTTTGAGAACTGCTTGCGCGATTGATTGGTTCTTGTCTGACAGGTTTTTGATGGTGGATGATCCAAACGACTGCACACCAAAGCTGAAGTGGGGGTATTTGCCCTTTGCATCTGGTTTCATGTAAACAATCAACGTTGCAGAGTCAAGGCTGTAGTCAGCTTCGAAGCTATGGCTGATCTTGAGTGTGTCTAAGGCTTCTTGTGCAGCATCTGGCTTGTCCATTTCGGGCGTTGCCTCAACATGAACGGCAACACCTGCTTTTCCAATGGGTGAGAACTTGGCGCGACGAAGGCGAACCTTTTCCACACCGAACTCTGCCCAATCGACGCATGGCGACAACATGCCGTCACGCAAGGCATTCAAGCGAAAGGCCTTTTTTTGAATCTCTTCTGGCTCGATTTTTTGACCCAGCACATGCTCACCGAAGAGTTGCAACACGGCTGCATGGTTTTTTGCTCCACCCTTGACGATCGATTCAACAATGCCTAGCTTGGGGTGATACACAAGCGCCGTTTCCAGAGCGATGCGTGTCGTCACTCGTGTGAAGTTGCTTTGCTCAAAATGTGCGATGGCAGTCACGGGGCCTTCAACATAAATCGTGACCTGAACGCTAGAGTCCTTTGTGCGTTCACTCACTTCTACATGGCTGCTTTTGCCTGCCCCGACCTTCTTGTAAAGCTTGGTCACCTCGTCGCAAAACTGCTCAAGCTTTTCACGTTCGTTGGACAGCGTTAAACCCGCAGGGATGAGGTGCTTCTTCCAGAACTTGCCATTTGATTTAGCTTGAAAAGCCAAATGCAACTCTGCATCTCGGAATGCTTTGTCCCGAAATGCCAGCATCCACAGAGCAATCTCACGTTCAGTGCGATTCTCAAATGCCGTCAGCGCCATTGGGTCACCAGCGCAGATAGAGCGGAACTCTTGTACGGCTTGGGCATTGGACATGCAGTGCGCTCGCCGTAGGTCATCGTGCCAGAGCATGAGGTCGTGCTCTAACGCCTTTCGTTCTTCTACATCGAGCTCCCCCTGCGAGAGGGCCTCTTCAAGTTTGTCCAAGTTCTGACCAATCAATGCATGCAGCGTGTCAGCTGTTGCCTCCCAATCGATGCTCAATCGAGAATTGATTTGGTGCTGTTGCGTGAACTCTCGCAGCGTAGGCATTGAGATGTGTCGCATAAAGTGGCGATCATTGAAAACTAACATTTGTCTACTCCATTTCCTTTGGAAAAAGTCATACCCTGGCGCGTGAACGCCATAAATTTCTTGTGTTGTCTTATCTTGTGTTTAAGGGTTGGGACTACTGGCGGTATCGCCTGACGATCCCAACTAGAACACCAGCAACTTGAAGCTTGCCCTCGGGATAAATCATTGGAAGCTTCGAGTTGTGTGGCTTGAGCGCGTACCTTCCGCCCTCTTTAACGAGCTCTTTTAAGGTGAACTCGTTGTCGACGTTGGCGATGACAAACGCACCTACCCTGGCATCGTTTGTCCTCTCAACTACGGCGAGGTCTCCGTCATGAATACCAGCCTCAACCATGGAGTCACCCTTAATCGGGATAACAAAGGTTTCGTTGGGCTTCTTAACTAAGTACTCGTCGAATAGCAACGGCTGGCTCTCAACATCAACGGCACTCACTGGCATACCAGCAGGCACCGCCGAATCAATCATGTTTCGCTCAAAAAATCGCCGGACTGGAATCCAGGCATCATCATCTGGTGTGCGCTCAAAAAACCCCTCGTCGGCCAACCGCCCCATGAGCTTGACCGCAGCCGAGCGCGATGAAAATCCCAGCAGGGATGCAATGCGCTGAAGGCTTGGAATACGCCTGTTAGCGGCGTAATAGTCCCTCAAAGCTTGCAGGTGCTCATCGTCTCGATTGGGCTTACTCATGAGTGAAATTCGGGGTTAGGTGTTGATTTCGACACCATTGTAGAGAACATTCCGACACCATGCAAGCAGGCCCATTTCTGGGCCTTTTGGGAGCAAATAGCCCCAAAAATGCCCAAATTTCAGCAATTTATTGAGAACTTCCTTACGGCGCGTCATCAAAACAGGGGCAGTCTTTGCAGAAATTGCCACGGACAGACAGGCATACCGAAATCAAAAATTCTCGGCCTGTCAACAACCACTGTCCACCTATGACCGAAGTCACCTACAACGTGCTTGAGCCCTCTTTGATGAGCGAGCACGAACGCCACCAAGAGGTCGCACAAATCCTAGCCCACGGCATTGTTCGGCTATGTAGCCAAACAGCAAATGAAATGGAGAGAAAGAGTCATTTTCAACTTGCTATGCCTAGCAATAAGAGCGTTCATACGGTCCCCAAAGACGCACTCCTGAGAGCTGCAAAACAACTAAGGAACCGAAATGCAAAAACCAAAGCAAACGCCAACGATGAAAACAAGTGAACCCAGCGTGTTGGCTCAAGTTGCCAACCTCTCAAACCTATCCCTCAAGGAACTCAACGACATGTGGCTTCGCCTCTACGGCGTGCCTGCTCCTGCCGGTCAGAAACGTCCGTTTTTGCAGAGCCACCTTGCATATCGGATTCAAGAGCTTGCCTTCGCCCAAGTCAACCCAACGCTGATTGCAAGCAACAAGTCGCGGATCGAAAACATGCTCGAACATTTGAAGCCACTTGCAAAGAATCGATCAAAGAAGGAAGCCTTCAAGCTTGTACCTGGTACGCGCCTGCGCAGAGACTTTCAAGGCAAGACTTACGAAGTCACAGTGCTTGACGATGGCAACTTCGAATACGAAGGTCGCCCCTTCGCAAGCTTGACCGCTGTGGCGCATGAAATCACCCAGCTCAAATGGTCCGGGCCAAGCTTCTTTGGATTGAGCAGAACCAACCCAGCCGTGTTGGGAGGACGACGCTGATGGCTCGCACAGAGGAAATTACACGCCAACGGATTCGCTGCGCCGTCTACACACGCAAGTCCTCTGAAGAAGGGCTCGAACAAGACTACAACTCGATTGATGCGCAAAAAGATGCAGGGCATGCCTACATCAACAGTCAACGCCAAGAAGGCTGGATCCCTGTGGCGTCAGATTACGACGACCCTGCGTTCTCAGGCGGGAACATGGAGCGACCAGGCCTTAAACAACTGATGATTGACATCCAAGCCAAGTTGATTGATGTTGTCGTGGTTTACAAAATTGATCGCTTGACTCGCAGCTTGGCAGATTTTTCCAAGATGGTGGAGATTTTTGATGCGCATGGTGTGTCCTTTGTTTCGGTCACACAGCAATTCAATACGACCACCTCCATGGGGCGGCTGATGCTCAACGTGCTGTTGTCCTTCGCCCAGTTTGAGCGCGAGGTCACGGGCGAGCGCATTCGCGACAAGATTGGGGCTGCAAAGCGCAAGGGCATGTGGATGGGTGGCGTGCCGCCACTGGGCTATGACGTTGCCAATCGACTCTTGGTCATCAACGAAAGCGAAGCAGCCGTCGTGCGCCGAATCTTTGAGGACATGTTGACCCTTGGCTCGCCAACGCAGATCGCTGCAAACCTCACCGCCGAAGGAATTACAACGAAGGCTTGGACAACGCAAGATGGGCTAACTCGCAGCGGCGCGCGCATCGATAAGAAGTACCTCCATAAGCTACTGCGCCACCGCATTTATCTTGGTGAGTTGTCGCATAAGGGAAGTTGGTATCCGGGCGCACATCCACCGATTATCGATTTGGCCCTGTGGGAGAAGGTACACAGCATATTGGCCCGCGATGGCCATGCTCGCGGGGTGGAGACCAAAATCCGCGCTCGCACCGATGCCTTGCTGCGGGGCCTGCTGTATGCCCCTTCGGGCGAGCGGATGTATCCGACCTACTCGCGCAAGAACGGGCGCAAGTACCACTACTACGTGTCCAAGTCGGAAGCGCGGTTCGGCGCGCCGGGCAAGAGCTACGAGCGTTTGCCTGCGCAGGAAATTGAGGCTGCGGTAGTGGCCCAAATACGAACCGTGCTCACCAGCCCGGAATCCATTGCATCGGTGGTGCGCCACATACAACGCACCGGCGCGCAACTCGATGAGGCCACCACGGTAATGGCAATGGGCAGGCTCAACGACGTGTGGGACCAGTTGTTTGCGCTCGAGCGCCACAGGATCACCAACATGATGATTGAGCGCATCGATCTGGTTCAAGTCAACGAGGTCCAAGGCATCAAAGTGAAATGGCGGGAATTGGGCTGGGACGCCCTGATTGGTGAATTCGCCCCGAGAGAGATCGGCGCCGAACTCGTGGAGTTGGAGGCATGATGGACGACTCACTGGAAACCTTTGTCCCTCTTAACTTTCGACGTCGAGGGGCACGGCGAGTCTCATCTGATCACAGAGATGTTCATGACGTCACTTTGCTTGAGGGCGTTGCGCGAGGCTTTTACTGGCAGCACCTTGTAGACACCGGAGACATGAAGAGTGGCTCGGACATCGCACGCTCGGAGGGTTTGCATCCTTCGGTGATAAGCGAGCTCATGCGTTTGACCTTGCTCGCACCAGACATTTTGGAGCTGTTGATGGCTGGTCGCCAACCGCGCCGAATGAGCCTTATTTGGTTTCAGCGCAACCCACTGCCTGCAAATTGGGGTGAGCAGCGAACGCTTTTGCAACGCTTTGAAAGTGGCGAGGCAATGGGGGTGGCGCCATGAGCAGAAAGCATCAAGGCCGATTTGAGGGTGACGCGGTCACCTACCAACTCCCGACCCCGGCTGGCGGCGTACGCCTTGAGACATTTGTGCCATGGACGCTCGTCAAAAGGGGCATAAGACGGCAGATCATCACGCCCCTTGATGCCCCTCAAGAGTTTCTTTCTGAAGCGACGAGGGAGCGCCAGCAACGTGAAGCTACGCAAGATACTGCGCTGATGCGGGCACTTGGCCTGGCGCACCATTGGCAACGACTCTTAGACGAGCAACGAGTCCAATCGGTTGCTGAGATTGCGGTCGCTGAAGGTATGGATGTCAGCCAAGTACGAAGGCTGATGCGCTTGACACTTCTTGCGCCAGCGGTGTTGGATCAGCTTGTGGCATCCCCTGATGCGTTGCTTGAGCATTTGATGCGCAGGCCGTGGCCACCCGGGTGGAAGGAGCAGTTACTCAAGCATAGTCCAGCTTGTTTTCAGCCTTTGTAGCTATTATCTTGCATTTGTATTTTTTTTGTGTTTATGTATTGATTCAACAAATTCAATTAAAAACTTCGCTCTTTCAGATGGATTCATTCCTTTTGTGACATTTCCGATTGTTTTCCACATCTTATCTCTAGGATCAATGACAGAAATTTTTTCATTTTTTTCGG